TTGGGGACCCGGCCTTTTACCGGGGCGGCGAGGACGTTTTCAGTGGAGAGGATGGCGCCGGCGGGATGTTCAATAACGCCTTCACCGAATCGGAAATCCCGGGGTTCATCGAATCTTGCGGCGGGCGGTTGCTGTGGCTGGAAAAGTCCCCGGTAACTAAGGATTGGGGGAATTACTGGGCTTGTTTTGGGAGGGCTGATTGAAATCCAATCGCCAGATACCCCAGATTTGCCATTATTATTGGGGCCGCGACAAACCCCTTTCCTGGCTGCGCTGGCTGACGGTCAAAACCTTCGCCATGCTCAACCCTGATTGGCGCGTCATCGTCTGGTCACCCCGGAATGCCGGGTCCCCGCCCCCCTGGAAAACCAAGGAACACGTTCATTACACCTGGGAAGGTGAAGATTGGCTCAAGCGGATTTCGGAGGCTGGGGCGAACGTGGAGGCCCGTGAAGCCCCGATAGGTGACTTCCCGGCACTATCAGAAGTCCACCGCTCCGACCTTCTCAGATGGCGCCTCTTGCATACCATGGGGGGATTCTGGTCAGACATCGACATCATTTATTTCCGGCCCATGACAGAGCTGCAGGCCGACATGACCGCCGACGCCCTCCTGTGCTGGGGGGAAACAGACGAACTCAAGGATTGGCAGGCTATCGGGTTCCTGGCCGGGGCGCCCGGATGCAAACTATTCAAGGAAATGGAGCAGGTCGGCCTGGCTCTGACCAAGACCCCTAACCTGGGATACCAGGACCTGGGGACTCACCTGCTCAACCGTTTCGCGCTCCCCGGGGCAACTGAGGCGGCCGGCTCCCGGATCGGCCAGATTTCCCAATACGCGGTCTATCCCTTTAAGACTGTCAAAGGCCAAATGGGGGTGCTATGGAATCGTCACCAGGAACTTGATCTGAGGGAATCCACCATCGGGGTTCACTGGTTTGCGGCCCAAAGGCTATCCTGTATCAAGGAGGCCTCCTGGACCGGGTTTGAGGATGTGGAACGGGAGCGTCGGTGCGGCGGGGTTAAGTGGGCCTTGCAGCAAACCGGCCTGGTGACCCCCGGTGAAGGCGACTCTGGCCTTGAGTACAACATCATCATGCCCTACATGGACCGCCCGGTGCTGCTCCACAATACCCTCGTGAGCCTTTACCACTGGTATGGGGCCCGGGATGATTGGGAGATTATCATCGTTCAGGATTCCAAATGCGCCTATCCTGCCGACCTGCAAGATGTGGTGGACATGTGGACCCGGCGCGGCCTGGATATTCGGGTGGTAGATCAGGAGGCCCCCGATTCTTACGGCCCTTCCCTGCTGTTCAATCGCGGGGTAGCCGAGTGCCGGGGCCGGTACATCATCCTTACCAGCCCGGAAATCTATCACGAGGCCAATATCCTGGCCGGTTTGGATAAGGAGTTTGAAGCCAATCCGGATCAGTACGTGATCTGCTCTTGCATGAATCGCACCCGTCCCCGGGTCAATCGCAAGATCAAACGGTACGGCGACCTGCAAGGTGAAGCCAGCCAATGGATACAGCACAGCGTCCACCGGCCGGCCCGGTATCATTTCTGTTCGGCGCTCTCAAAAGCACTCTACCTGCAAGCCGGGGGGTTCGATGAACGGTTTGCAGCCGGGTTCTGTTTTGATGATGATGACTTCCGGGAATCGGTGATTAAGGCCGGTATCCCGATCACCCAAAGAGATGACCTGCTTACTACCCACCAGTGGCACGGGCACTGCGCCGTCCCCGACAAAATGGCCCGGTGGAACCGGAACAAGGCGCTTTATGAATCGAAGCATGGCCCTTACCATACTTCAGCGGAGGCCCCGGTGAAACCAGACACGGAAGCCATGACCCGGCCCCGGCGCCCCGGGAGGCGGTCGGTCGCCGTCCTCTGCGTCCTAAAGTCAGGGGGTTACTTCACCCCGGAGTACGTCATTCGCCTGAAAAACATGGTGGAACGGCACACGACCGTCATTCACCAGTTCATTTGCTTGACCGACTTTCCGGGTATTCACGGCTGCAGCTTCCGGGCCTTGACCGCGGACCTCCCCGGCTGGTGGTCAAAGATTGAACTCTTCCGGCCCGATATTGCCGCGGTTGACCGGATCGTCTATTTCGACCTTGATACCCTGATCCTGGACAATATCGATGATCTCCTTGAGCTGGACGGCCCTTTCTACGCCTTGCGCCCCTGGAATCGAAAAAACCTGGTTAACGGACAATGCGGCTCCGGGCTTATGACATGGCAGGCCGGTGCCTATGAGTATTTATTCACCGGCTTCGAACGGTCCTGGATGGCGCGGCCCCTGGGGGATCAGGCTTATATCTCTGCGGTGTTGAGAGAAAAGGGGGAAGAGTTTACGCCTATCCAGGATGCGATCCCCGGTATCTATTCCTACAAGCGAGAATGCCGCCGGGGAGGATTGCCGGATGACGCCCGGATCATCTGTTTTCACGGGCGCCCCCGGGTCCATGAGGTCAAAGATGCCTGGGTACGGGAGGCTTGGCGATGAGTGTGATTCTGATCACCGGGCGACCCGGCTCCGGCAAAACCCACATGGCTTACGCCCTAGCCAAAGAATATGCCGAACGGGGCGAGCCGGCCGCGGTGATTGACGGTGATGAAATTCGGGCCGAAACCGGGGACCGTGATTTTACCGATGCGGGGCGGCGGCGGAACCTGGAGAAGATGGCTCACATGGCGGCAAAATTTGAAGGTCATGGGATCGTGGCTATTGTGGCGGCCGTGGCGCCCAAGCGTGAGTTTCGGGACATGATGCGGGCGATGTGGCTCCCGGGGTCGCGGCTGGTTTATCTCCCTGGAGGGACGCTTTGGGACGGGACGGCGTATGAGGTGCCTGGTGAGGGGGAATTTTGAGCGACTTTGACAATATCATCCTCGTGACCGGGTGCGCCCGAAGCGGAACCAGCATCGTGGGCGGTATCATCAATATGTGCGGGGCTTTCGGTGGACAGATGAGTCCAGGGAACCGGCATAACCAAAAGGGAATGTTCGAAAATGCGGTCATCCGCAATCATATTACGAAACCTTATTTGAGAAGCCTCGGGGTTGATCCCATGGGTCAATGGCCACTGCCGAACCTTGAGAACCTTCTAATCCCGGTTGACTGGCGCCAAAGGGTTGAGCAAGTCTTATTAGACCAGGGATTTGATGGGCAACAGAAGGTTTTTTATAAAGGGGCCAAGATGTGCTTATTCTGGCCTGTGTGGAATTATGCTTTTCCCAAGGCTCGCTGGGTTATAGTAAGAAGAAGAAGCGGTGACATTGCGTCGAGCTGTGAGAAAACAGGGTTCATGTCAGCCTTTGGTAGAAAAGATGTTCAAAGGGCCGTCGGGGCAGATAATGAAAGGGACGGCTGGCTATTTTGGATTAACCACCACCTGTCGTGCTTTCGGGCCATGCAGGACGCGGGACTCGACGTGCGTGTCGTGTGGCCGGAACGGGCCGTGGACGGGGATTTTAGCGAAATGAAGGAATTGATTGACTGGTGCCGACTTGATTGGAACCCGGACGTGCTCGGATTTGTGGATAAAAAATTGTGGAAGGCCCGGAGGAAATAACCTATGGCAAACCGCGTCACTGCCGACGAACTAAAGGAAATCCTGGAAACGGAACTCAGCGACACGATCCTGGACACCTTTATCGGGGCTGCCAATCGGGTAGTCACCGAACACCTGGGGGACGATGCCACGCTGTCGGATGAGCAAAAGGCCGACATCGAAAAATTCCTGGCGGCCCATTTCTGCGCCAGCACCCGGGAACAGCAGGCCCAAAGTGAAAAGGCGGGGCCGACCGGGGGGGCGCAGATCGTTTATCAGGGGGTATTCGGGCTTGGCCTGGACTTCACCGGATATGGCCAGATGGTCCGTATCCTGGACACTACCGGCATTCTGGCCGGGGCGCTGGGTAAACGGAAGGCGAGCGTGTTTGCGGTGCCTTCATTCGACAGTTGAGGTGGGGTCCATGGCGCGATTTCCCGAAAGAGGATTGAATCAGACAGCCGTGTTATGGTCAGCGACCGGTCCGGACGGCTACGGTGGATACCTCTACGGGGAGCCGGCCGAAATCGACTGTCTATGGGTGGCCTCAACTCAGGTGATTACCGACGCCAAAGGGCAGGAGGTGGTATCCCGGGCTTTTGTCCAGGTGAAGCAGGACCTCGAGGAGAACGATTTCCTTTTCCTGGGGACCCTGGACGACCTTGACTCCGGCCAGGAAGATGACCCGGCCACGGTTGACGGCGCCTGGCGGGTGCGGCGGTTCGATAAAAACCCGACCCTCAAGAAGCCCTTGAGATATTTCCGGGTGGCATATCTATGAGCCTAAAAGGACTAGAGGAGGTTGTCCGCAATTTAAACCGTGAGATTAAGGCCATCGAGGGCCGGTCACTCAAGGGATTAATCCGGGCGGCGATTATTGTGCGGCGGGATATGGACGCAACGCCTCCCTTGGTCCCGATTGATACCGGCAACCTGCGGGCGAGCTGGTTTGTGAATCCTGGACACAAGGGTAATAATCCTTTTGTCACGCTTGGATTTTCAGCCAATTATGCCGTCTGGGTACATGAATTAATTGGGGCAAAATTCCAACGCCCCGGGGCAGGAGCCAAGTTTTTTCAAGCGGCATTACGGCGGAATAAGGATAAAATCATAGGAGTTATCGCAGAGGAGGCCAAAATTAAATGAACCCAGCATCAAAAGACCTCTGCGCCATGCTGGCCGCCGCGGGCCTGGGCCTCTCATTCGGCACAAACCTTTTCATTGGCTGGGAGCCGACTGCGCCTGATAATGCGGTGACTATTTATGATACTCCCGGATTTTCCCCGAACTCTACCCTCACGAAAGGAGAAGAGACATGGCTTCCATCGATACAAGTGCGGGTACGCAATCGGGACTATCTTATGGGCTGGACCTTAATCAACAGCATCAAAGAAGTTCTCCACAGTCTGGCACACGAAACCTGGGGCGGAACGGTTTACGACTTGATCCAGTGCGCCCAGGAGCCTTTTCTGTTGAATTATGATGAACATGGGAGGCCGCTGTTTGTCTGCAACTTCGATATTCAGAGACAGTAAGGAAACTTTGACATTCAGCGCAGTTAGTGGTAATGCTTAACAAGACATAGCAGTTCGGTCGTCGGGAGAACCGGGGCCACCTTCCCATTTCGGGATCGTGGCCCCTTTTTTTATCTGACCTCAAGGAGGTGAAGCACATGTCTGGAATCGCTGGAATGGGTACTAAATTCAGGCGTTGGAATTCAGCTACCGGTGAATGGGAGGCAATCGCTGAAATCACCAACGTCGATCTGTCCGGTATGAAACGCACCACCACCGAAGATACTGCTCTGGATACCCCCGGAGGTTATGAAACTTTCATCGGTGGCCTACGGTCTGGCGGCGATTTGAAGCTGTCTATGAATTTCACCAGGAACACATACGACTTGATGTTGGCAGATTTTAACTCCGATCTCAAGCAAAATTACGAGATCGTCTTCCCGGATGACGACGTAACCTCGTTCGAGTTCGAGGGGCTAGTGACTGATGTCCCGTTCAAAATTGACAAAAACAAAATCACCGCAGATGTAACCATTAAAATCAGTGGCCAGCCAGCCATCAACTCCGGCAGCGGCCCGAGCCCGGGTTAAACTGCTTAACCGACTACTGGCCCTAATCAGGGGCTTTATCTCTAAACGGGAAGGAAACTAATCATGGGAGCACTCGATAGGAAGGCCCTGTTGGCCCCGGAAACCCTCAAAACTGAAAAGGTGACCTTGGGTAAAGGGGACTTCGTTTTCGTGCGGCAGATGACGGCACACGAGCATAGCGGTTACGAGCAGACCATCACGAAA